CAGTCCATGCTTCTTGAGCGTTGTCGTACGCGATTGCATAACCTTCGTTCTTAACCGGTGCGGCACTGAAGCCAGACAGCTTTGTTTCTTCTTCGAACGAACGCTCGGAAGTCTCGGTTTCGTAGATTTCCTTGTGCTCTTCGCCGTAACGAGCATACTCCAGACCGAACAGGGCGTTCAGACCGGGGAGCAGCTCTTTCAGTAGTTGTGCGCGTGAAATAGCCATGATTTAAGCTCCTTAAATGCCAACGGCGTTGTAATACGAGTGATAACCGAAGTTGAACTTAACGATCACTTCGAAGAAACCAGCCGAGGTTGCGGTGTCAGGCACCATATCAACTACACGCATCGGCAGTGAAGTCGTTACGCCATTAGCGTAAATACCAATACGCGAGTTACCAGTAGTGGTCAAGCCAGTGTTCAACACCAGAACCACGTTGTTGCCCAGAGTGGACTGAGACAGTGCCACAGGGGTAAGGCCAGTAGTGCCAGCAGTATCGCCAACCGATACGACCTTATAAAGCTGGTCAGGATCGTCAGCAATGTACGCTTGAGCATCAGTTACGCCAGAGGCGAAACCGGGCCAGTACTGGGAGAAAGTCAGTTGCTTAGTTACCGGATTGGTGTAAGTGCATCCGAGGAATACACCGACAACGCCGGGGACTGGGGAAGTATCAGTATCCAGAGTTGCAACAGCCACTACACCATCAGCCGTCAGAGCAACCACGTCACCGTTGAAAATAGCGGTGTTGTAGTTAACCGAAGAGGTCGTGATAGGAAGTTGGCGAGTTGCACCTGCGAACACCTGACCACCGATCAGATTGATCGGCTTTAGGCCGTAAGGGGCCGTAATCGCTGGGTAAGGCGCAGTTTGAGCCATGATTTACTCCAAAAAAGTTATTAACCTTTGCCGAACGATGTCGAGGATTTCTTCTCAGAGAAAAGAGGCATCCGCGAATCGCTTTCCCGCATGAAGCTGTTGTCGATTGCAGTCGTTTGCGCTTGGGTTTGGTTCGCGTAATATTCATTACGCTGTCCTACAAACTCTTGCGGCGTCTTGCAAAGCACCAGCCCACCGATCTCGATATTGTCCTTAAAGCGACTGCTCGGATCGATTAGCAGTTGAAATTTAGGTTGCTCAGACACTTTTACCGGCTCCCAACCCTCACGCAACTTCGCCGAGAGGTTACGGGGATCGGCCTTATCCAAGGTCGAGACACGAATCCACCTGTACACAAAACCGGGTTGCTTATCTGGTTCTGGCAGCAGCTCAGCAGGTGCCCACTGCTTGGGGCGTTCCTGTTGTGTACGAGTTTCAAGTTCACGAGTTAGTCGATTTTCAGCCATTATCTGTTCTCCAATTTGAGGACTTCACGGGCATATTGCTCCGGGGTCAGTTTAAATTTCTTAGCCAGCGCAGCTTGTGTCGCTGTCAACTTAACCTGCTTCGGAGCCGTGCTCCGTTTAGCTGAAGCTACGACTGTACTCGGTTTACTTTTTTGAGCTTTTGGTGGCTCAGAGTCCCCGCCATTGGGGAAGGCTTCTGGGAATCGCTTGCGGATCGTTTTGTCGATGCGCTCGTAGTAATCGTCAGTACCAATATATTCAGGGCCGTACTCACGATACAACTTCTTATGCAACCCCATTGCAGCGTCGGTCATCTCCTCGTCCTTTTGGAACCAATTTGAGTTACGACGTTGCCAATCTGCAAACTTTGGATCAGGAGCCTGAGTTCTGTTGTCAGGTTGTGATCTTTGCGGGAGTTGTACCTCAGTTTCTTCGTCTTGTAAAGTGGGTTTAAATTGTTTTGTACGATCCAACTTTAAGGACGCATCTACTAGGGCCTGCTGTGCATCAACTAACTTCTCAGCGTCACCTGAGTCGTAGGCTTCCCGATAGTTGCGTTTTGCCACTTCCACTTCGGTTTCAGCTGCCGCTTTGACCGTTGCGATGTACTCCTGCTCGCCAGACGAGAGGGTAGCCTTGAGGCGCTTATTCTCCTCAAGGATGCTTTGGGCTATCCGTAGAGCTTCTTCTTGCTCACGGAAAGCTTTCTCCTTCTCCCTACGCTCGTCATGCCAAGCTTTTTTATACTGCTTAAACTTGACAATTACTTCGTCAGGGTACTCGCCGCCTTCTTCTGGGGCTTCCAGTGAATTAACTATATCTTTGGGGAGGGGTTCCTTACCACGGTCTTCTTCCGGGGTATCGTCCTCGATTTCGACGGTAAACTCCTCGTCTTCGTCCTCTTGGGCTGAAGCTTTGGTCTCGTCTACCTCGTCGGGGAACTTAAACTCGTCTTTCTCAAATTGCGGCATGTGTCCTCCTTATGCTCGTGAAATACCGCGTGGGTCGTCTACAACCCCCTCGACTGAGTCATCATTGATCAGGCGGAATTCCCGACCATGAATCTTCAAACGGGTGCCGCTGTTCGGGCGTGCAAGGACAAAGTCGCCCTCTTTACACCACGGCCCACTAGGGAATCGGCTTGCGTCTTTGTAGCAATCTGGCCCCATCTTCACGACAAAAAAGACCGTGCTAAGGACTTCCTCATAGTGCATGGTTGAGTCTGCCTTAATGATCCCGCTATCGTATTTAGCTTCGATCTCAGGGATTGCTACCAAAATGTGGTAGCCAGAAGGTTGTGGCAGTTGCGTTGCCTTCTCTTCTTGTGTTTCCGGCAGTGTAGATACTTCACCGCTTTCTGTAGCGATGGCGAGTTCAGTCATCAAAGTGCTCCATGTGTTTTGCGAGGTCTATAAGGTAAGACTCTATGGCGGTGAGACCTCGAATTTCACCGCACATAAATTGGTACTCATCAAAGGTCTTAGCCGATCTGTTGGCTAACGCGTCGGAAAGTTGTGCCCGACGCTCCCTTAGTTCTTTAACCGCCGCTTCTATAGCGTTCATTTTTTACCTTTTTGTGGTGGTCTATTCTGCTGATTCATGCGTTGCTGTTGCAAGGTCATCGCTGCACGGAAGCCTTCACTCTCCTGCGTACGATCTAACTTCATGCGGTCAGTCTGTGTTTTAACCGCCATGTTTGCACCAGCGATTTCCTTCTGGGCGTCAATCCGCTCACGCTCAATCTGCAACTGCTGCTCACGAGCAAGGGCGTCGGCCTGATCTTTAGCGATCTTGCGCTGAACTTCTGCCTGCTTGATCTGCAACTCTTGCATCTGCATCTGGATGATCGGGTCTTGCATCTGCTGCTGAGCCTGCTGTTGCTGGGCTTCCTGCATGTGCTGCTGTACAAGCTGTTGTGATGCTTGCGCCGCCGCTTGAGAGATTTGAACTTCCATCTCTTTCGGAATCTCAGCCTCGTTATCTTCCTCGTAGTTCGGAAGAGTAATGCCCATCGCTGCTTCCATCTGCTTGCGGTACTCGTAGCCGACGTGCTCATTAATGTGCGCCATCATCGCCGCTTGCATAGTCTGCGCTTGTGGGTTCTGCGACAGAATCTCCTGCACTTTCGGGTCTTGCATAGCGCCCATGTGAACAGCAATATGCGCCTGATGATCCTGATACAGGAACGCTTTGACAGGCTTACCCATCAAGACGTTCTGGTTCTCAGTCACGGGGTCGCGCGGGCGTGTGTCGTCTTCGGTCGGAATTAACTTGTTCGCGTTCTTCACGCCCAACACTTCCACCATCTGACGGTGCAACATTGGCATGTCGTACAACTGAGGAGCACTTTGTGCAAGCTGGAACACTGCCTGATACTGCACAACCTTCTGCGACATTGTCGCCGCATTCGGGTCACTTACAGGAATCACGTCTACTTGGTCGTAGTCACTCTGCTTCGCACGACGCGAACCATCTACTGGCTCGTAGTTGTACTCATCAGGTGTGAAGTCACGAATGATCTCTTTAAGAAGTCTGAACTCTTCGTGCATCGCGTAGTGAATACGCGCTTGAACCGCTGACATGATCTTCAGGGTTCTTTCTAAAATAGCCAGCGTCGTCCCAACGGGGGATTGGGCAGACATGTCGCTGACCTTGAGATCAGCTGCGCTGGCAAACCTACGGCCTTCTTCGATGATCTGGTTCATCAATCCAGACAAAACTTGCGAAGGCTCTTTGTATGGCAGTGGCAAGATGTTGTCACGGATAGAACCTGACGATACATCTACATCCCTAAATTCACCCGGAGAGATCGGTGTATCGTCGCCTTTAACACGCATACCACGTGTTTTCAAGCCACCCGGCAGGTTAGAGAGCGTACCTGCGTCTACGAGTTGTCTAAGGATTGAGGTGCCTGACTTCGCATATGCCCCGATCAAGTGGATCAAACCGAAGCAATAGAAGCCAAAGCCGGGGATGTAGCCGTAATGCACAAAGTGAGTACGCTTGTGCTGAAGCTTGTCCTCGGGTCTCCAGTTGCGACGGATTGAGAGGATCGTCTGAGTACTCTTCTCTATAGTTACAATGTATGGCAGCGCAATG